TAGGCACTCCTACTCCTGAACATCCAAGCTATAAGGTTTCTTTTATAGGCTGGCAGGGGGAGATACCAGCAAGCGAAATTATTTGGTTTAATGACCCGAACCCGGTAAACCCGTACGCTAGGGGCAGTGGCACCGGTAGAGCCTTAGCAGACGAATTAGAAACTGACGAATACGCAGCCAAGCACGTAAAAAGCTGGTTCTTTAATAGGGCCAGGCCAGATGTAATAATTAGTGCTGATGGATTAAGCCCAGCAGACACAGCCCGGTTAGAAGAAGACTGGGTGCGTAAGAACCAGGGATTCTGGAGGGCTTATAAGCCTTATTTCTTATCTAAGAAGGTAGACGTACAGGCATTATCGCAGACGTTTGAAAACATGCAGCTAGTAGACCTGAGAAAATACGAACGGGACACCATACTGCAGGTGTTTGGTGTACCGCCCGAAATAGTAGGAGTAATAGAAAATTCTAACAGGGCAACGATTGAAGCTGCAGATTATCTCTTTGCTAAATGGGTGCTGGTACCTAGGCTTGAGTTCTTGCGTAACATTTTACAGGAAAAGCTAGTGCCACAATTTGATGACAGGCTAGTAATAGACTACGAATCACCGGTAACTGAAGACAGAGAATTTATTTTAAGGGCAGCACAGTCAGCGCCCTGGAGCTTAACTATAGATGAGTGGCGAGAGCTTCAGGGATTAGAACCTTTACCCGATGATAAGGGCCAGGTATACATGCTCCCGTTTAATTTGTACCCATCTCCCAGCTTAGGTGGGTCTGCTGAACCGGCAGAAGAATTAGTTAGCCAGGAGCCAGCACCACCAGCGAGCCAGGAAACTGGACAGCCCGAAACAGAAGAACCAGAGAAGCAGCAAAAGATAGCTAAGCAGTTTAACGAAGATGATATTAAAAAGCTAATTAAGCTGGTTAGCGAGCAGGTGCTAATAGACCGGATGAAGCCAATCTACGCTCAGGTAGTAGAAGCGTTCGGGCAGCAGGCCATTGATGACATAGGCATAGAGGGCCGGTTTGACTTGCTAGACCCAAGAGTAATACACTTCTTAGATACTGAAGCTGCACAGTACGTGAAGGGCATAAACCAGACTACCAGGCGCCGGTTACAGGATACACTGATTGAAGGAGTTAAAAACGGGGAGAGCATCCCGAAACTGATGGACAGGGTGTCTAGTGTGTTTACTGAAGCAAAGACCTGGAGAGCTGAAGCCATAGCTAGGACTGAAACAGTCAGGGCATCTAACTTCGGCGGATACGAAGGCATGAAGCAGGTAGGCATAGAAATGAAGGAGTGGCTGGCTACACGGGATGAACGGGTAAGAGAAAGCCACTTAGAAATTGACGGTCAGATCGTGCCTATAGACGAGCCATTTATTTTAGGCAGTGGTGCTGAAGCCATGTACCCAGGAGATAGTGGAGAGCCAGAAGAAGACATTAACTGCAGGTGCACTGTGGCTCCGGTATTTGAAGGCAAGAGCATGTATGGCACAGAGGAGCTGCGAACGAAGGCCTGGATAAAGTATGAGAATACACGTATACCCTGGGAGCGTAGGATGAGTGCAGCTGTTAAAAAGGCATTCCAAGACCAGCAAAACGCTGTGATGGAAGAGCTAAAAAAATTATCATAAAGGGGGTGGAACAGTGGACGAAATAGTAATGAACATTGAGGAATTTAAGCAGAAGGTATTTAGTAACCAGCCAGTGAGCGCTGTTATAGTCAGAAAACAGTTTAATGCTGAAGTAAAGCAATTAGAAGAAGAGCTGACACTAGACTTTACTATTAGCACTGGTAGCGTGGACAGGGATGGGGACAAGATTAACCCAGCTGGCTGGAAGGTGGACAATTACATGAAGAACCCGGTAGTACTATTCGCACATGACTATAAGAGCTTGCCGGTAGCAAATGCTACAGCTATATGGGTAGAAGGCAACGCATTAAGGGCACGGGCGAAGTTTACGCCAGAGGAGCTGTACCCGTTTGGTTACATGGTTTATAGATTTTATAGAGATGGCTTCATGAAGGCTACTTCAGTCGGCTTTAACCCGATTAAGTGGGAGCCCAGTAAGGACAGAAAAGAAGGCATAGACTTTGAAGAACAGGAGCTATTAGAATTTTCGTGCGTGCCAGTGCCAGCTAACCCTGAAGCTTTAGTGGTAGCTAAGAGTAAGGGTATAAACGTGACACCACTAAAAGAGTGGGCTGAACGCATCTTAGATGAGTGGTCAGAAGACGAAGATGGCATTCTTATCCCGAAGAGTAACGTGGAGCAGATTTATAAATTGCTTAATGGTAAAAGAATATACACCTTACAGAAGGGAGGTGCTGAGGTGAACAAAGGAGTAATCACGTACGGGCAGGCACATCCAGATGGCACTCCTAAAGCTCCAGAAGATGAAGAGTGGGATGCAGCCAGGGAGGTAGCAGAAGCTGATGTAGAAGATCTGAAAGTAATGTGTGCTTGGTATGACAGCGATAATCCAGACATTAAAGGCAGCTATAAATTACCGCACCATAAGGCTAGTGGCCAGCATGCAGTAGTTTGGAGAGCTGTAGCAGCAGCTATGGCAGCTTTGCTGGGTGCCAGGGGTGGGGTAAATATACCCGAAGCCGATAAAAAGGAGGTTTATAACCACCTAGCTAAGCATTATGAGGAGTTTGATAGAGAGCCGCCGGAATTTGCAAGTGTAGAGGAAATCGTAGATAAGTACGTAGGAGGTGAAGCGATGCAGAAAGCTGGTAGGGTTTTATCTAAAGCAAACGAACAGAAAATTAGGCAAGCTAAGGATCTTCTGGATGAAGTACTGGCCCAGCTGAACGAACAGCCAGAGCAGGATGATGATAAGGATAAAGAGGGTGGTATAATAGTAAAAACGGCAGACGACGAACCACGGGACGAACCGGAGCAGAACCCGTTAGACGATGTAGAGCAGCTGAAGGCATTACTGGAGACAGCTATAAAAAATGTATTAAACCCGATTTTAGGCAAAGTAGATTAAGGGGGGTTATAAAATGGCAAGAGAATTAACAGTTGAAGAACTGCAGAAACTTATAGAAGACATCGTGGGCAAGACCGTTGAGCCACTGAAGGAGCAGCAAACCCAGTGGGCAAATAAGTTGTTTGAAGAGAAGAAAGAGCAGCCTAGAGAGAAGGGCGTAATAGCAGCTAGAATAGTCAGGGCACTAGCAGCTAATAAGGGGGACGTAGAAAAGGCATCAGCTTATGCTAAGAAGGTATGGGGCGATGACGAGGTAGCTAAAGCACTATCTGCTGGCACTCCTACCAGTGGCGGGTACATAGTACCACCTGAATATTCGACTGAGATAATTGAGCTACTTAGGCCAGCTAGCGTAGTACGTAGGATGGGTGCAGTAACTATACCGATGGATACCGGTACACTGCACATCCCGAGGCTGGCTAGTGGAGCACAGGCAACGTACATTGGCGAAAATACCGCTATTGGTGAAACCACTTTAACGTTTGATGAAGTGGTGCTAACCTGGAAGAAGCTAGCAGCTCTAGTACCTATCAGCAACGATTTGCTTAGGTTCTCTAATCCTAGCGCTGATGTAATAGTAAGAGATGACCTAGTAAATGCCATGGCACAAAGAGAGGACTTAGCTTTTATACGTGGGGCTGGTGGTACAGAGCCTAAGGGTTTATTTAGTTGGGCTCCAACTGCTAATCAGATACCAGCCACCGGTACCACTTTAGCGGCTGTAACCAATGACCTGGCTGCTGCGGTGCTTGCGCTGAAGAAGAATAACGTAAGATTTATCAGGCCAGGGTGGCTAATGTCGCCACGCAGCGAGATGTACCTGATGGCTCTTAGGGATAGCAATGGCAATTACGCATTTAGAGATGAGATGCTAGCTGGTAGGCTGTTTGGCTACCCGTACGCAGTTACCACTCAGATACCCGAAAACCTGGGCACCACTAACGAAAGCGAAGTGTACCTAGTAGACTTCGCAGATGCTATTATCGGTGAAGCTACTCAGCTAATTATCGATGCTTCTTCAGAAGCTGCTTACGTGTCCGGTTCCAATGTGGTGTCGGCATACAGCTTAGACCAGACTGTAATTAGGGTAATAGCTGAGCACGACTTTGCAGTAAGACATCCCGAAAGCGTGGCGGTAATTACCGAGTTAACTTGGGGTGCTTAGTGTGATAGTTAAATTTGTAAAAAACTACGCACCTTATTTGGAAGGCGAAATTGCCGGCTTTGAAGAAGAGGTAGCTAAGAAGCTAATAGATGGTGGTGTAGCAGTAGAGTATAAAGTAAAGGCTGTAGATCATCCCGAAAAAGACAAGATGGTACACGAACCTAAAGCGAAGAAGTGATGAAAAATGCTAAAGGTGTTAGTACCAGCAACGAGTAAGCAGCTAACGACCTTAGAAATGGCATATGATTTTCTGGGCATCAGTTCGGATGCTGGGGCTGATGCCCAGCTTAATTTCCTTATTGGCGTAGCAAGTGACATTATAGCTGGTTACTGTGGCAGAGAATTTGCACTGCAGAAATACGAAGAGAAGCTACCAGGTTACGGGACGAACAAACTATTACTGAGCGTAACACCAATTAAGAACATAGAGAGTGTAACGGTGGACGGGCTACCAGTAGATGATTACGAAGTGGAGAGCGACGAAGCTGGCATACTGTACCGGTCTAAGGGCTGGGTCTGGAGGCCGAAGCTTAGTTGGGATATAGTCTACTCAGTAATCCCGAATTCAGAAGAACTGAACGTAGACGTAGTATACGAAGCTGGCTTTATACTGCCCGGGCAGGAAGGTAGGGACCTACCGGGAGACTTAGAATATGCATGCCTGTTAGTGATTAAGGCCTTACTAGAAACTGAAGAGCGCAGCCCTGGGATTACCAGTGAACGCATTGGAGACTGGCAGGCTAGCTACAGCGCAGACATTGTACCTGGTAGCGTTATTTCGTTACTGGAGCCTTGGAAATGCGCAGTATAGAGCATTTGTATATCCACGAGCTGAAGCTTAAACGTAAAACAGTAACCAGGGACAGTCAGGGCGGAGTAGTAGAAACCTGGCAGGAAGTTAAAACATTCAAAGGCCGTATTAGGCCTGCTAGCATAAGTGAGAGAGAGTTAGCAGCTAAAGAGGAGGCTACTATATCGCACGTAGTATACTGTGACCCGAGCGTAGGCATTACCCGTGGCGACATAGTAGTGTACGGGGATTTAGAAATTGAGATAATAGGCGTAAGTAATCCCAGTTATTTAAGCCATCACTTAGAATGCCAGGGGATAGCAGTACAGCATGGCTAAGGATGTAGAGATAAAAATAGACTTAGGCGCTTCAGTAAA